TACTGCTGTTGATTATCGCGGCATTTACAAGAACCCCGGTGTGCAGTGATTGCACACAATCAGTAAATTAAGGAGGTAACAGCAATGACTGTAAACTACATTCAGAAGGGCGATGTCCTTGACTATGCAAACGGCAGTGCCGCCGCAATCGAGGCTGGCGATGTCGTTGTAATCGCCTCCGGCAACACTGGTCGTGTCGGTATTGCCGCAGGTAACATTCCCGCAGGTAAGGTCGGCGCAATCAGCGTGTCCGGCGTTTACGAGTTCCCCAAGGCAACAGGGGTAGTAACTCTCGGCGCACCCATCTATTGGGACGCAGACAATAAGAAGGCAACCGCAACTGCAGGTACCAACACCCTCGTCGGCTGGGCAGTTGCCGCCGCAGAATCCGCAGAAGCGACCGTCAAGGTCAAGCTTCAGTAAGGCGGTGCCGATATGAAGCTGAAAGCAACGAGGGCAGTTCTTTATCAGAACCGTTTATATGAGGCTGGCGAGGAACTGCCCGAATACGAACCTGCAATGGTACAGGCGTGGATCGACGCTGGCTCTGCTGTGCGCGAGACTGCCGAGAAGAAGTCCGAACCTGCACCCGGTTCCGACAGTAATACCAAAGCACAGCCGAAGGCTTCACGCACCAACAAAGGGACTGCAAAATGAGCAGTCCCTTTAAGGATCAACTGAACTCCGATCTCGAAAGGGTGTGGTTCAGCGATCTCGAAGAGTTCTGGGAAATTCACATCGTGAACGGAACAGAAATGCGAATGGTCGTTGACAATGACGAGCTTATACGGCGAAGCACAAAGCGTGTCTATACGGCAAGCGACAGTGGACTTTACACCGGGCATAAGCTCATCATGGTTCGCGCTTCGGAGTATGGTGCGAAGCCAGCAATCGGCAATCAAATCGTATTCGATAACCGACGGATGAAGGTTGTCGATGTCGATTCCCAATCGGGACTGTATGTCATAGAGTTGGAGGCGTTTAAGTCATGATCGTGTTCACCATTGACGATCAAGGTTTGATTAAGCAGATCAGCAAGGCACTTGGCGACTATCACGCCAAGGCTCCGACTGTTCTCAAACAAGCCTTGAACGCAACAGCGAAGGATGCTCGGAAGATGCTTGCAGAGAAAGCGCAGGATGTATATGTTGTGCAAAAAAGCAAGTTCAACAAGGCAATGACAATCAAAAACGCTTCCAATTCGAGACTCACCGCAATAATCAAGGCGACCGGAGAACCGCTTGAACTAATCAGCTTTAAGACGAACCCTCGCGTCCCCGGAACGAGTAAGGGCGTAACGACCGCAAAGGCACTCGTCGCAAGCAGTATGAAACCGCTTGTCAGAAATGACATCTCGGCGTTTATCGCCAAGTTCAAAAGCGGACATATTGCCGTCGTTCAGAGACGCGGCAGGGATAGACTCCCCGTCAAAAAACTGTTTTCATCTTCTATTCCTAAAATGGTCGGAGATGAGAAGCGCGTTTACGGTATAGTTCAGCCGCAGATCGCCGGACTCCTTGATAAAAACATCCACAAATACATCAACAAGACGATTGGAAAGGCTAATTGACCATGATACAAGCAGGAACACCAAGCGATCTCGAAGAGGCGTTAACTGAAGAGTTCAACACATTATTCGCAGATCAAACATTCATGAACAGCATCGGGCACCCTGTTCGTCTGAAAGCGTTTACTCACGCGCTCCCTGTGCGAGAGGGCGAGGACGAAACACCTGATGATGCCGACCTGCCGGAGCCGTATATCGTCTCGGAGATTCAGGGAGGCAGACAGGACGACGAAAACGACGCTCATGTTGTTACCGTCGCCGCAGTTATCTGTGTATGCGACGACAACACCGCGAGGAACGGACACAAAGATGTCCTGTCGATCATTCGGAAGATCACCGAGAGGTTTTGCAAGAACCCTGTGCTGTCACACAGGTTCGTGTTCAAATATCCCTTGGAGTGGTCGCTTTCGGAAGAGGACACCTACCCTTATTATTACGGCGGACTTTTGATGAAGTTCGAAGTCCCCGCAATCGAAAAGGAGGATGAACTCGCATGAGCAAATCTAAAATCACTTCAAAATCCGCAAAGACAGCACCTTCGGGTGGAGCAACAACGCTCGTGTACTGCGGACCCACCATTCCGCGTGTTTGCACAAAATACGCGATGTTCAGCACGATCCCCGACGCGCTGACAAGAAAAGCCGAGGAGTTGCCGCTGATCCGTGAACTCATCGTTCCCATCACCGCATTTGCGGAGGCGAGAGTGAAGATTGAAAACGGGACAGGAGCGATTTTCGGCATCTACCAAGAAGTCCAAAAAAAATTATAAAATAGGAGGTTACTCACTATGGCTTACAAACATGGTGTATATGTCACCGAGCAGGACACGAGCCTGACCGCGCCTATTTCCGGCACCGCCGGACTGCAGGTCATTTTCGGAACTGCACCTGTAAACCTCGTTGACGATCCCGCAGGGGCAGTCAACAAGCCGAAGCTCTGCTATTCCTACGCGGAAGCAGTAAAGGCAGTCGGCTATTCAAGCGACTGGGAGAAGTTCACTCTTTGCCAGAGCATCAACGCTTGCTTCAATGTGAAGAATGTCGCTCCCATTATCCTCGTGAATGTGCTTGATCCCGCAACCCATAAGAAAGCACTCACACCTGCGGCACTCCCTGTCGCAGATCACCAGACGAGAATCGGCACCGTTTCTGGACAGACGCTCACTCCCATCGAGGGCGTATTGAAGAACGGTCTTGTTCTCAAAGCAACCCAGAGTGGTGATGCACTCGCTCTCGACAAGGATTACACTCTCGCATTCGATGCAGACGGTTATCTCGTCGTCACTCTCCTTTCCGGCGGCTCCGCATACAGCGCACAGACAGTCTACCTTGCAGAAGGCAACGCGATTGATCCCACCGCTGTTACATACGAGGACATCGTCGGTACCGTTTCCGGCAACACCGAAACAGGTCTCCAGCTTATCCGTCAGATTTACCCTCTGTTCGGAATGACCGCAGGTCTGATCGTTGCTCCCGGCTGGTCTCACTATCCCTCTGTCGCCGCCGCTATGCAGGCAAAGTGCGACAATATCAACGGCTGCTTCCGCTGCGAGTGCGTCCTCGATATTTGCACCAAATCCGGCTTAAAGGAAGGTTCTACCAATGTTCCTCACGCGACCGAGTATTCTGCGGTCAATACCGCAAAGAACTCCCTCGGAGCGACAAGCTCTCACGCGATCGCTTGCTGGCCTATGGCAAAGGTCGGTGGTTCCGTGTACTATCTCTCTGCGCTCGTCGCGGCTCTCATTCAGTTCACCGACGCAGAGAACGGCGATGTTCCTGCTCTCTCCATGTCGAACAGAGCAATCGGTGCAACCGCAACCTGCCTCGCAGACGGCACCGAGATCCTGCTCGATCAGGAACAAGGCAACACCGTCAACGGTTACGGCGTCGTAACCTGCATCAATGTCAACGGATATAAGTGCTGGGGTAATAACTCCTGCGCATATCCCTCCACGACTGATCCCAAGGACAGATGGTTCTGTTGCAGACGCTTCTTCACTTGGGCGGGTAACTCCTTCATCCTGACATATTTCCAGAAGGTTGATAACCCTCTGAATAAGCGTCTCGTTCAGGACATCGTGGACAGCACCAACATCACTGGCAATGGTTATGTTGCTCGTGGTTTCTGTGTGGCTTACCGCATCGCTTATCTCGAAGACGAGAACCCCACAACCTCTCTCTTGAACGGCGTGGTTACTTTCCATCAGTACCTGTCGCCTTACACTCCCGCAGAGGACATCGAGTGCATTCTCGAATTCGATCCCAACGCGCTCTCCAGCGCAATCAATGCTTAAGGAGGTATGAGTAATGAACGGCATTCCCTCTAAAATCAATATGTTCAATGTCTATAAGGACGGTGCGACGCTTGTCGGTCTTTCCGGCGAGGTAACGCTCCCCAACTTTGAGGCATTGTCCGAAACCATCAGCGGACCCGGCATTCTCGGCGAACTCGACGATCCCACGATCGGTCACTTCGGCGCACAGGAACTTGAAGTTCCTTTCCGCAACATCACCGAGGACACCTTCGGTCTTATGAACCCCGGCGACGATGTCAACATCACCCTTCGCGGAGCGATTCAGGTCACTTCCAATACGGGCACTGTTGACTATGTCGGTATGCGCGTGGTTGTACGCGGCAAGTGCAAGGCGTTCACTCCCGGAACCGTCAAGCAGGGCGGCGCGATGGGTGCTTCTGTGAAGCTCGAACTTTCTTACATCCTCATCGAACTCGACGGCAACCCGATGGTCGAGCTTGACAAACTGAACACCGTTTACAAAATCAACGGTGTCGATATTCTTGAGAAACCGAGGTCTTTGTGCTAAATGAATAACGAAAAAATCAACAACCCCGAAATCGTGGAGGACATCTCCACCGAAGATGAAGAGAACAAGCTCGTTCTCAAGTTCACCAAGCCTTACAAGTTCGAAGGCGAGGAATACAATGAGGTTGATCTTTCCAACCTCGAAAACCTCACCGCGTCCGACATGATCGCCGCGCAGAAGCAGGTCAACAAGGGCGGCAATGTGGATATTATCCCCGAAATGTCCCTTCAGTACGCTTGCATCATCTCGGCGCGTGTTTCCAAGAAGCCCATCGAGTTCTTCACTGCGCTCCCCGCAAAGGAAGCAATCAAGCTCAAGAACATCGTCACGGGTTTTTTGTACAGCGTGGATTGACAATAGACGCACCTACTCTTCGGAGTGGGTGCGTTTCTATGTCCCTCGCTCTTCATTCGGGCGTCGACTTCTTTTTGGAGATGCCCGTTGAAGAGTTAATCGAATTAGCAAAGGAGGTGACGGAACGTGGCAAAAAACCAGTTGGAACTCGCCATTAAAATTGGCGGTAAGGTAGACAAATCTCTCAAAACAAGCACCGAAGCGGCGAAGAAAGAACTCAAATCGCTCGGTTCTACGGGAAGCACTGCACTATCCACACTCGGAAACGCCGCCTCTACTACCGCAAGCGCGGTGGTCGGAGCCGGACAGGTTATTGCCGCTGGTCTCGCCGTTGCTGGAGGGGCGATCATTGCGATTGGCAAAGAAGCCATCGAAGCGTATGCGGAGTATGAACAACTCGTCGGAGGTGTTGAAACGCTCTTCGGAGCCGGAGGCAAATCCCTGCAAGAATACGCAGACAGTCTCGGAAAGACGGTCGGCGAGGTACAGGCAGAGTACGAGGCACTCATGCAAGCGCAAAATACGGTCATGAACGATGCCGCAGAAGCCTATAAGACCGCAGGTATGTCGGCGAATGAGTACATGGAAACAGTAACATCATTCTCCGCGTCCCTGATTCAGTCCTTGGGCGGCGACACCGTATTAGCCGCAGAATATGCGAACATGGCAATCACTGATATGTCGGACAACGCCAACAAGATGGGAACGGACATCGCATCAATACAGAATGCTTATCAGGGTTTTGCGAAGCAGAACTACACCATGCTTGACAACCTCAAGCTCGGTTACGGTGGCACGAAGGAAGAGATGCAACGACTACTCGAAACTGCAACGAGCATTTCGGGTGTCGAGTTCGATATTTCGTCTTATGCGGATGTCGTCGAAGCGATCCACATCATTCAAGAGAATATGGGAATAGCCGGAACGACAGCAAAAGAAGCGTCGAGTACGATACAAGGCTCACTTGCCTCTATGAAGGCGGCGTGGGCGAATGTTCTCGTTGGAATGGCTGACGATACACAGGACTTTGACAAGTTGATAAACAACTTCGTTGACAGCCTTGTAACCTTTGGTGATAACATTCTGCCGCGAATCGGCATTGTCCTTGACGGTGTTGCAAACCTGATCGGGCAACTCGCTCCGAAGATTATGGCGAAAATCCCCGAAATACTGTCAACTCTACTTCCGGCAGTATTGGACGGTGCCGCCGCAATCCTTAACTCGATTGTCGATGCACTCCCCGGACTAATCGATCTCCTAATGGGTGTCATACCCACGCTAATTGACGCAATAGTCCTGATTATGAATGAGCTTATAGCCGCGTTGCCGAGCATCGTCGAAAAACTCGTGGCGGCTCTCCCGACACTGATTCCGCAGATTGTCGAAGGACTGTTTTCAATCGCAAAGTCGCTCGTTCAGTACATACCGCAGATCATACAGCCGATTATAGACTATGCGCCGGAAATCCTCGCATCGTTTATAAGCGCGTTGACAGGAGGCTCGGTTGATCTCACAGAGCCGTTGTCTGCAATATGCGACGGCGTAATGGACGCATTTAAGAGTATTGTTCCGGCAGTGATGGAAATCGCGCAGAGCATCATTCCTCTCGTGATAGATGTTCTCAACGAACTTCTTCCACTCATAACCGAAATAATCAACTCCGTTCTGCCTGTTGTTCTTGACCTGCTCGACGAGATAATGCCGATGATAACAAGCCTCATCGGAATCGTAACGGATCTTGTGAGAACTGTATTGCCGCCGATTATAGACTTTATAAAGAGTTTGTTGCCGTTGGTAATGCAGATCATAGAAACTGTCCTTCCCATTGTGATAAACCTGCTGAACGCAATACTTCCCGTCGTCAAGCAGATAATCGAAAAAATACTCCCTGTTGTGACGAAACTACTCAAAACCCTGCTCCCGATAATCACAGACCTACTCAAGAAGGTACTGCCTCCGTTGCTCAACATCATCACTCTGGTCGCAGATGCAGTAATCGGCATTATAGACGCAGTCCTTCCAGCGGTGATTCAACTGCTCGACGCAATCATCCCCATTCTGGACACGATATTCTCATTGTTGGGTCCGTTGCTCGGCATGGTTGGAGATTTGCTTTCTGTTCTGCTTGACCTTATTGCAAGTGTCCTGAAGCCTGTCCTCAACCTCGTCGTTGCCTTGATAACGCCTCTATTGGATCTCGTTGTCGGGGTGCTGACTCCATTGCTCGACTTGGTAAACGCTCTCCTTGAACCTCTCATAGAGATCGTGATGGCTGTTCTTGAACCGCTGATCGACCTTGTCGGCGCACTCATTTCTCCCTTGACGGAACTTCTGAACAGCATACTGACACCGATTTTGGACTTGGTAACCGCGATCATTGCTCCGCTGGTGCAACTGGTAAGCGCGATCTTGTCCCCGCTAACCTCCCTCATTACGGCTCTCATATCCCCGCTTGCTGAACTGCTGAACTTCATACTGACGCCGATAATTGATGTAATAACGGTTATCGTCGAGCTTCTGTCTGGCGCATTAAGCATAGCAATTCAGGCAATCACATCCGTGGTCGAAGGAACGATCAACGCTGTGGTTGGGTTCTTCTCAAAAGGATGGGAAGGAATAAAAACTGTATGGGAACTTGTACCGGGATTTTTCACTGGTATTTGGGACGGTATATGCAATGTGTTCTCTGTTGTCGCAGACTGGTTCAAGGGAATATTCGAGGCGGCAAGCAACGCAATTCACACAGTAATCGATCCTTGGGTTGAGATTTTCAGAAGAGCGTGGGAACTTATCAAACAAGCATTCGCACCCGTCGGAGAGTTCTTCTCCGGTGTTTGGAATAACATCACAACAGTGTTTGCGAATGTCGGCTCGTGGTTCTCAAACATCTTCTCTGGTGCTTGGAATGGAGTTAAATCCGCATTTGGTTCGGTCGGCTCGTTCTTCTCCGGCGTTTGGAATAACATCACAGGCGCATTCGGAAGCGTCGCAGACTGGTTCAAGGATAAATTCTCGGCGGCGTGGACTGCAGTTAAAAATGTATTCTCGTCCGGCGGTAAGGTCTTTGACGGCATCAAGGACGGCATTCTGAACGGTCTGAAGTCCGTTATAAATGGACTGATCGGCGGTATAAACAAGGTAATCAAGATTCCGTTTGACGGAATCAACACTGCACTGACAAAAATCCGCGACATCAACATTCTCGGCGTTGAGCCTTTCGGATGGCTCGGAACAATCAGTGTGCCGCAAATACCGAAACTTGCAACAGGTGGTGTAGCAACCGCCGCCACGATTGCAGAAATAGGTGAAGCCGGAGACGAAGCAATCCTCCCGCTTTCGCAGTTATGGCCGCAGTTAAGAGAAGCGGTGCAAAACGCATTTACCGAGAGAGATGGTACAGGCTCCACGATACTGAAGCAGTTCGCATCCTTTGTCGGCGGTCGAGGTAACAACCCCGGCAACGACGAACAGGATGAGGGATCACCGCAGTTTGTGTATGCTCCAAACCAGAACTTCTACGGCGATGCAGACCGTGAGGAAATCGAGAAGGCAAACGCCATCGGCTTCGAAGAGTTCAAGGAACTTATGGAAGAGTACCTCGCGGACAGAAGAAGAAAAGTTTTCACATAAGGAGGTGTGTGTATGGAATCGAAAAGAGTTTATATAACGAAAGCCGGAGATACATGGGACGGAATCGCCTTTGATGTCTACGGCAACGAGAAGTATGCACAGCTTCTTATGGAGAGCAACTACGACTATCTTGATACCTTCGTGTTCAAATCCGGCGTGACGCTTGTCGTGCCGGATTTGACACCCGAAAACGACGAGGACGAACTCCCTGAATGGAGGCGATCATAATGGCAACAGCACGCTCGGCATATCCGAGCATCGTTTACAACGGCACAAATATGGCTGTGTATATGCGCTCTTACCTGACATCGTTCTCCTACACCGACAATGCAAGCGACGAAACAGATTCAATCGACATCGGACTTCAAGATGCCGATATGCGCTGGATCGGGACTTCGTGGTTGCCGAAAAAGGGAGATTCGCTCTCGGCATCGATTGTAACTCGAAATTGGAGGTCGTCCGGCGACAACCGATCGCTCAACTGCGGCAAGTTCACGCTTGACGATTTCCGTTTTTCGGGTCCGCCAACCGCTGGCACCATTTCGGCAGTTGCTACACCTGCGGACACATCATTTCGGGAAACCGAAAAGACCAAGACGTGGGAAAAGGTAACGCTGAAGGAGATCGCAACATCGATCGCTGGAGAAGCGGGCATTGTGCTCGATTGGCGTGTGGAAGAGGCAGAATTTACGCTTCAGAGCGTCGAACAGGACGAGCAGACCAACTGTGAGTTCTTGTGCCAAATCCTCAAACGATACGGCTATTTTGTGAAGCTATACAGCAAGAAAATCGTCGTGTTCTCTCGCCTTGAATTCAAAAAGAAGCCAGCGGCAAGGTCAATCGGCAAAGGCGATATATCAAAGTGGAGTTGGCAGACCACTATGAACGGAAGTTACACAGGCGGTCGGCTGACATACACAGATCCGTCAACAGAGAAAACCACAACCTCGGTATATAAAGCACCGCAAGAGTCAACCGACATCTCAACTGGTGAAGGAGAGCGCATCCTCGAAATCAATGAGAAGTCCGAGAGCGAAGCGGATGCGGAACGCATCATCAGGGCGGCGGTTGAGAACGCCAATCACGGCGGCACAACCCTCACCATTTCCGCGATGGGCGACACGGGATATATCGCCGGAACCTGCGTCAATGTGTACGGACTCGGAAAACTCTCCGGCAAGTATTACATCGACCAAGTAAAGCACTCTATGGGAAGCGGATATTCCGTCTCTTTGAAACTCACGCTCGTCGATTTGTCCGGCACAGACATCTCCATGTCCTACTCGTCAAGAGTTCAGGAAGAGCGCATTGCGGCCGCGAGATCAAACGCGGCGCGTCAGGCACGAATGGAACTGTACCGCGATATGAGAACGCGGCAGGTCAAATAAGGAGGCATCGCATGAAGAATATTATTCGGATCGGAAAAATATCCAGCATAAAGCCAAAGGACGGCACCGTCCGTGTTGCATACAGCGACAGAAACGACGCCGTCACAATGGACATTCCGCTTTTCTCTTTTGAGTACAAAATGCCGAAGGTTGGAGATCAGGTGATCGTCCTCCACTTGGAGAACGGCTCCGAAGCCGCAGTTGTTCTCGGTCGCGTATGGAGCAAGGTAAATGTACCGCCGGAAAACGGCGAGAAATTATACCGAAAAGACCTCGGACAGACGGTCGGTAAGGCGGTGATTCGTTACAACGAAGAAACCGACACGCTCGACATCAAGTGTCCGGGCGGCACTCTGAACATCGAGGCAAAGACGGTCAACATCACGGGTACCACCGTGAATATCACAGGCACCTCCGGTGATGTAAAAGTCAACGGAATAAGCCTCACGCAACATACGCACAATGCACCCACATTGGGTGGAGAAACAAGTAAACCAAATTAAGGAGGTGCCGAATGGCAAGATTAGGTTCTTATTGCGGCATCGTCTTTGAGGTTTCCTCCAAGAAGGTGCTCACCCCGACTAAAATATCACATTCCGCGTCGTCCACTTGGGCGACGCATAACCGCATAGGTTTGAAACCTCGAACAGAAAAGACAGGCAACGGACTCCAAAAGGTGTCTTATACGCTTGTCTTGAGGGCATCTCACGGAGTAAGACCGCGACATACTCTCGCTCGGATAAAAAGCATATGCGACACAGGTGAGATCGGCTATTTTATCATCGGCTCGCAGATCGTCGGTGGTTGCCGATACCGCTTGACACAATACACAGACGCGTGGGACACCATTTATAGTCGCGGAGAACTCTACAAGGCGACGGTTCAAATCACGCTTGAAGAATACCAATAAGGAGGTTTATATGCAGTTCGCTGATATTCAAATAGACCTCTCGCTGGTCGATAACGAGAAGGAGGACATCAGACGATGCCTCACGCTTCTGTATTCCACGCAAAGGGGTTCATGCCCCTTGAACCGCAACTTCGGCATTGATTTCACAGCACTTGATATGCCGATCGAAGCGGCAAAAAATATTCTCGCCGCCGACATTGCGGAGCAGACAGCGATCCACGAGCCTCGTGTAGAGGTTACCGAGGTCGAATATCTACTCGCGGCAGATGGGCGGCTGATACCAAAGGTGGTGGTTCAATATGTCAATGATTGACGAGTTCAAAGCAATGCAAGAAATCAGTTTCATCGACAACAAGTCCGTCCTCGAAATAAGAGACGAACTCATTTCAGATTATGTTGATTTCTACAAAACCGCCACGGGAGAAACGCTCGATCTTTCGGAAGCGTCGCCGATGCGTCTCGCACTATATGCGGCGGCAGTTCAGATTTATCAGGCTTTGCAATACATCGACCGTGGTGCAAACCAAAGCCTTCTGCCGACGAGCTATGGCAATTTTCTCGACACGCTTGGCGCACTCTGGGGGCTTTCGAGAACACAGGCAAAAGAAGCAGTCACAACGGAACGCTTCACGCTTTCCGCAGTTCAGACCGCAGTAACAGCCATTCCGAAAGGAACCCGCGTTAGCGCGTCCGGCAAGACCTATTTTGCAACGGAGATATATGCGGAGATTCCCGCAGGGCAACTCTATGTTGATGTGCCTGTAAAGGCGACCGCCGCAGGTAGTTTCAGCAACGGAATCGCCGTCGGAAAGGTAGCAACGCTTGTCGATCCTATCCCTTATATCGACTCCGTTTCAAACCTTGACGAGACTTCGGGCGGCTCGGACGCCGAAAGCGACGACGACTTCACCCGGAGAATTTACCTCACACCTTCGTCTTTCTCTACCGCTGGACCCGAAGAGTCCTATGAGTATTGGGTTCAGAAGTTCAGTCCCGAAATAGGCGATGTCAAAGTTACATCAAATCAAGCCGCCGGAACTGTCAACATCGTATTTTTGATGTCTGACGGTACATTGCCTTCGTCCTCCGTTATTGCGGCGGTGAAGGCGTACATTTCCGACGACACGATACGACCAATGACAGACCTTGTTACGGTTGAAGCACCCGAAGAAGTGCCGTACACGATCGATGTTACATATTACATCGCGTCGTCCGACAGCAATCAGGTTGCTTCCATTCAGTCCGACATTGCGTTGGCGGTTCTGCAGTATCAGACATGGCAACGAAAAATCGGAAGAGATGTCAACCCAGACAAACTGTCGTCGCTCATAATCGCCGCAGGCGCAAAGAGATGCGTGGTGGCAACGCCAACCCGCGCAACCGTTGAAAGCGTCAAGGTGGCGAAATTAAGCGGCACAGCGACGATAACATACGGAGGTCTTGAAGATGATTAAGCTGAACGGAAGCCGCATCACCGACATTCTCCCTCCTTCGTTATCAAGTCAGCCGGAGGTTCAGGCGTTCAGCTATGCGCTGTCAAGGCAGATCGCCAAGGTCTGCGAGTATTCGGACAACGCTCGTCTCTATGCCTTTATAGAAGAGATCGACTCCAACGCGGTGCTTGACATTCTTGCAATGTCGCTTCATACGCCGGGTTACAGGACGGATTACGCAATCGAGATCAAGAGAAATCTTGTCAAGAACAGTTTTCTGTACCGACTGCGTCTCGGCACTCCGTCTGCGGTCGAGCAGTTCATAAAAGATGTCTTTTCCGGCGGCTGGATCGAGGAATGGTTCGAATATTCAATATTCAATCCTTACACGCCTCTGCCACACCACTTCACAGTGTTTACATATTCGTATGTTGACGACGAGACTCTTGCCGCGTTCCGGCGAGAGATCGACCGAGTGAAGAGGTTGAGTTCATGGATGGACGGCGTTATACAGGTGGTTGAACGGAAATTCCGTGACAGCATATATCTCGTCGGCGGCGGGTTCGTGACCGATAAAGAGCAGATCGAACCTGCCAACTTCGGAAACGACCTGCGCGGCGGGGTGTACCCGGTCGTGGGAGGTTTCAACCAGACGCACGTCAGACTGACGCGGCAGAACTAAAGAAAGGAGGTCAAAGGTAAAATGCCATACGCAGATGGTTCTTACATCACAACGCAGGGAGCCGCGCTCCTTGCAAAATTACTCGCAACGAGCAGAGGTCTTGTCTACACGCGAGTTTCCGTCGGAAGCGGCAATCTGACGGACGGAGAATCGCCCGTTTCAAGAAAGACACTCGTTACTCCTGTCATGGACGGTATGATCTATGCAATCACAAACCCGCAGGACGGAGAGGTCAGCGTTCAGGCGCAAATCTCGTCCACAAATGTGCCGACAGGATTTTATGTCCGAGAAATTGCTCTCTGGGCGAAAGATCCCGACACAGGCGGCGAGGTTCTTTACACTTATGTCGTAATGAACACGGAGCCGGAGTGGATTCGTCCAAAAACAGCGGCGGTCGGCAAGCTGGCAACATTCGAGATCATCTCAACGGTTGAAGCACAGGACAATGTTACGGCGGTAATCAATCCCGAAAGTATTGCTCACCTGTCGGACATCAATGCAATTCTCGACCGCATTTTGCACGTCACGCTGACGCTGGACGACAGCGGCGGCGTTCTTGCCACATTCCCTGACTAAAAAATTAAGGAGGATATTCTAATGTCTCAAATTATCGACCTGCTTCGTGATTCCACGTTGCAGAAAACAAACGCAATTCTTGCCGTTATTGCAAAAAACAGTGGCGGCAACCCCGGCGAACCGTCCGCAGAGGATATTCGCACAATCATTCGCGGCGGTGCCGCAGAGCAGTATTTTGAGGTCGGAGAGCAGATTTCCTGTTACAAGGCAACAGCCGGAGCCGCAACGACAAATGTGTCCGGCGGCTCGGTAACAGTCGATCACCTCAAATTCGTCGAAAAGATGCGCTCTGCCGCACCGGGTCCGTATGAGTTCATCTACGATGGCGCGGCTTGGAGATACAGCGGTCGCATCGTTACCCTCGCAGATTACGGTCTCGTCCTCACAGGCACAGCCGCCGCAGACAACGCAATCGTCGTTACGCTCACGGCAACCGAACTCAACTGGGATATTGTCGACTTTGATCAGAAAGTATGGAAAGCGTGGATGTACGGCACCTCCGTATATTACACCGTTCTCGCAAATCCCGGTGCAAACGAGCTTGTGTTCACCCTCAACGGTCAGACTTTCGCGTATGCTGGCTTCGTAAGCACCGCATACAACAATACCACAAAGCAGATCGGCATCACCCTCGTGGCTGGTACCGTTCTCGTGTGCGATCGCGCAAAGGAACACGACACCGTTGACGGTGTCAACAGACACTCCGTTGAGCTTCTGCTTCACGACGGTTACGCGAACATTCAGTTCGACGCAACCGAGGCGATCTACGCCAACAGAAACGAGACTGAACTCGCCGCCGGAAATTACTTCCTTACGATCGAGGGCAAGTCATATCAGTTCACTCTTGCCACCGCACTTCCTGCAGGTGGTCAGATCGTCGCAACTTGGGCGGACGATCCCACAAGAATCACCAAGTTCACCACATATTCGGGTCCAACAAGCACAACTGCGCTTGAGAGCGATATTGTTCCCACCGAAGGTACCGCCGGAACCGAGTTGACAGGTCTGAACCACTATCACCGCACAAGATGGGGTAACAACTGCATCAAAACCTCCGGCATTCGTCAGTGGCTCAACTCCGACAAAGCCGGAAGCGCATGGTGGAATCCCCAGCACGCATTTGACCGTCCAAGCGCACACGCATCGACCGAAGGTTTCCTTCGCGGCATCGATCCTGAATTCTTGGATATGGTCGGCGCGACAAACTGCCTCGTCAACCTTAACCGCATGACCGTACCCGGCGACAATACGAACTATGTCGATCCCGACGACAATGGCGTAACCGCCACCGCAGACCGCATCGGAATCAATGTCCTCCGAGACAGATTCTCCCTTGCATCGTTCACCGAGTATTACTGCGGAAAGCTCACCTGCACAATCAAGGGCTCCGACAAGTCGGTGTCTATCAATGCGCCTCTGAAGTATTACTCCAGAATGGCTGTGTCGCCCACAACTGCGGCGATCTCCGGACGCATCAAGTAC